AGAAAATCATCAAGAGTAACGACGGCGACACGGTGCTCGTGGCAAATCCGCAGGGTGTCAGGGAAGCACGGTTCGGTGGCCCGGATCAGCAGATTCTTGGGTTTGCTGGCTATATGCGGGAGATGACCTCGTATGTGATGGGCAACCTCGACTCGATGGCGGGTCTGGGCTCTCAGGCTGGCACGGCGACTCAGGAAAGCATCATCAAGGGCAGCTCAAATGCCCGCATTCAGGCGATGCAGTCTCAGGTCTTAAAGAGTGTCCGCAGCATTGTTAACGACATTTTCCACTGGACATGGGAATCACCACTGCTTCAGATGCGGGTCACGCAGACCGTTGAGGGCACAGACGTGACCTACGAAGCGGACTGGCCGATGACATTTGACATCTATGGCCGAGAGGTCGACCTTCGCGAAGGGAAGCGAGCGGAAGAGTTTGACATCGACCTTGAGCCTTACTCCATGCAGTACAAGACTCCGTCACAGCGTCTGCAGGAGTTGAGGATGATCTGGCAGCAGGACATTGCTCCACTGATGCAGGCTGGCTTAGTGCAGGCTGACATGGTGAAGTACATGAGGATGCTGAGTAAGTACGGAGACTGGCCAGAGCTGGAGTCAATTCTTCAGATGGCCGAGCAAAGCGCGACTCCTGTTCGCGGTCGAGCCCCGGCAAATACCACTCGCGAGTATATTCGCAAGAGTGAGGGGTCACAGAAGACGATGCAGGGAACAGAGCGTTCTCTGATGCAACAGGCAATGTCGATGGGTAATCCAGGTCAAGAGGGGTAGCATAATGGCTTACCGTGTGATTACAGTGAAGGACGGCGAGGTCACTTCGGTTGAGGGGAATACAACTCCTCGTCGGGGGAAGCCGAGCACATTGGATGTAGGGACTTTCGGCCAGTCGTCTGGTGGCTGGCCAATGGAATGTGATGCCACTGGCGTCAATCCAGACCAGATTGAGTCAGCCATGGCGGCTGACGCGAAGAAGGGTGTAAGTATTGAATACAACCGGGAGACTGGGGCTGCGATTTACGCCGACTCGGCTCAGCGCAAAAACCATTGTGAATCATTGGGGATAGCAGATCGAAATGGCGGATACTCCGATCCACAGGTGGGCGGCTACAAAAAGTATGAGTGATGAAGCCATCGTTGCCGATGCGATGCTTGTACTGGACCCAGCCCCATCAGTCATCATGACAATGACCGAGACCGGGGATATCGTTGTAGCCAGTAACATACCATGGCCCTATCTGGACCAGATGCAGGATGCGTTATCCGAGTACGTCAAGGATGGATTAGAAACAAACTAAGGGGGAGATTTCATGGCTGAATTTGAGCGACCAACAGCAGACTATGACTACAGCGACCCGTCCACTCAGGTGGCTGACGAGCCGAGTGACGCTCCGGTAGACGAAACTCCAGATTCTCCTGTGGATGAATCTCCTGAGGAGTCTCCCGTAGAGACGGTCGACGAAAATACCGGGCATACGCCCGATGTTTCTGCCGAGCAACAGCCGGTAGAATTTCCGCCAGAGCTTCTTGAAAAGGCGGGGCAGCTTGGTTTTCGTTATGAGGACATCAAGGCATTGGGAACTCCCGATGCTGTCCGAGTGGCGATCGATCGCGAGCTTATGTCTCAGCAGCAGCCCCAGCAACAGGAAGAGCAACAAGCGGAGCCAGAAGCCCCGAGCTTCGATGGGCTGAAAGGATTGGTAGACAAAGGGTTTGACGAAGAGCTTGTCAACGAGCTTGTTGAAACCTTTGGTACTCTTTCAACCCAGAATGAGCAGCTTCAGCAGCAGATGCGGCAGATGCAGGCCAACCATGAGACAACTCTGGAACAGGTCAACAACAAAGCTGCGGCAGCGGAAGCGGCGAGTATGATTAACTGGTTCGATGAGAAGTTTAATTCTCTACCGGACAACTACCAGAAGTTCGTTGGAGAAGGCAAATCGGAAGCGATTAACCAGTCTTCATCAGAATTTCAAACACGAGAGACCATCGCGCAGCGCTATGTGAAGATGCGAGAGGATTGGAAAGGCTGGGGTTTCTCTGGCCCGAACGATGCCGAAATCTTCGACAAAGCGGTGCAGATGACAGTTGGAGATCACGCAAAAACCTCTGCCAGAAATGACATCAAGTCACAGATGCGGAAGAATGGTTCTCAGGTGACAGCAAGGCCGACTCATACGCAGTCGACTGCCGCCGATCCACGAGAAGCTGCAGCCGCATTTGCCAACAGTCATAGGCTCTGGCAAAACTCAACAGAATAAGGAACTAACTCATGGCTACAGTAGCTGCTGACATTAATGATTTCGTAAAAGGTACACTGGCACACCTCGGCCCGCTGAAGTTTCAGCAGATCGCTCAGACCTTGCAGAGTCACCCGGTGATGAGCAAGTGGCTGGCGAAGGAAAAGGTTGTCTTCGATAACGGTAACGGCATTCAGCGTAACCTGATGTCGAAGCTCTCCAACCAGGCTGCTCACGTTGGCCTGCTGGATACCGACACTTACGACATCCCGGACCTCATGGTTCAGCTGAATGTGCCTTGGCGGCACGCTCAGTCCAAGTGGGGCTTCGTCTACCAGACGGACATCCTGATGAACCGTGGTGACGCGGCGGTCTTCAACGTGATCGAACCTCGTCGTGCTGACGCTCTTATCAGCCTGTCTGAAGAGCTGGAACAAAAGGCGTGGGATGCCCCGGCTGATGAGAACGACAATACGGTTCCTTATGGGGTTCCGTACTGGGTTGTCATTGATGCAGCTACGGGCTTTAACGGCGGTGCCGCTTTCGGCACTACTGTTGCTGGCGTCAATCTGTCCACGCACAGTAACTTCAAGAACTACACGGACCAGTACGCGAATGTGTCCAAGTCCGACCTCTTGAAGAAGATGCGAACTGGTACTCGTAAGACTGGCTGGATGTCTCCAATCAGTATCGACGATTACCGCAGTGGCGCTGGCCAGAAACTCCAGTTCTACACTGGTGAGTCGGTTGTTGCTGATCTGGAAGACATTGGTGAAAGCCAGAATGAAAACCTTGGTCGCGATCTGGCTCCTGCCGGAATCAGTGGCATTGGCCAGGTTGACATGCAGCTGGTCTTCCGCCGACACCCGATCTTCTGGGTTCCTCAGCTCGATCAGTCGACATTCGACCACAATGCCAAAAACCCGATCTATGCTATTGACCATAGCACGTTCTATCCGGTTTGCCTGAAGGGCGATTTCCTCCGCGAGAGCGAAGCGAAAGAAGTTCCCAACCAGCACAACCTCTACCGTATCTTCGTCGATCTCAGCTACAACTACCTGTGCATCGATCGTCGTCGCAATGCGGTTTACGCGACTGCGTAATGTTTGCGGAATCTTTGGTGGGGGTCAGAAATGGCCCCCGCCATTCCTCTTTGATACATAGAAAGGTGGTGATCTGTGCCTGACCATTATGGTTGCAAGACCACGAAAGATGATTCGGACGCCCAGGCAAATGCTGTTGCGAAAAAGATTCGCAGTTCGCAGGGTGGAACGAATACGGAAAAGGCGGCTCTTCCAAAGGCTCCTAAGGCTGAGGCCAGCCTGAAGAAGGGTTCTTCTTATTAACAGGCTGGCAGGCGCGCCTGCTTGACCTGTTCGCCGGGTTGGTGTTCCTCCCACCAGCCCGGCCCCTTTTTCTTTGGAGGAAGGATGGAGGAAGCTATGATTATTGATTCACGACTGGCAAGAAATGTTCGTCACATGCTCCGGATCGACGAGCTGGAGCCGATCCCGCAATCGTTGCTTGATCGCATCTTGCATGTGCAGGAACTGCTGAGACCATTCGCCAGACCGATTGATATTCAGCACTTGGCGATTCTCATTGCAGAATGGGAGAAGGCAAAGGACTTGGAAGAGTATTTGCCGGGCCAGAAGCTGGATTATCACGGTGAGGAAGTCACGTTTGTGCGAAAGCCGGGTGGCAAACAGGAAGGGAAGCTGCATGTTCGTCTTCCTGGACAGGCATCTGGCAAGTACAAAGTGGTTGAGGAATCCGAAGTTAAACTTTCAGAGACTGTCTAATGACTGAACCAACCCTGTCTGTCGACTATATGGACCTTGTTAGGGTAGTAGCCCGGCAGATGGGGTACGGTTCCACCTATTCGTCTGGAACGGTCACGAAGACTGGTACAACGATTACCCTGTCAACCGGAAGCACATTTCCTTCCTGGGCTGGCAACGCGGCGATCAACATTGGCGGGACGATATTCGGGATCACCTCTCGTACTGACGACAACAACCTGGTAGCGGACGCTGTTGGGGATGTCAGTGCTGCTACCGAGTACGTTCTTGTTCAGTCAATCACCGACGATAAGGCGGATACGTTCCGCGATATTCAGGATGTGATCGATCAGGCTTATCAGGAGCTGTGTTTCCCGGCCCCATCAGATGAATCGTACTTCATTTGGAGCTGGCTGCTGGAGCGAGCCTCGATCAGCTTTGAGGACAACGTCGCGAACTACGATCTGCCACCGAACTTCGGTCAGTTCATAGACACCGCGATCACCTACAAGGCTGGTTTGGACTTGCCATCGGTGACTCTGCTGTCGCAGAAGGAGTACCGTGGAGAGCAGTCGCGCGATGATTCTGCCGGTGTGCCCAAGTATTTGATGTGGAGGCAGAAGTCTTTCACGGCGACAACGGGTCGCAGGTTTGAGGCGGCGCTATACCCGACTCCGGCGTCGGAGTTTTTCCCTGACCCGGAGTTTAGTACCGGGCGACTGACTTCGCACAACGGTACAGCCGCCACCTTTACGTTAAGTGGTGATGAGACCGCATCCGATACCAGCTTAGGCATAGGCTCGGGCTCAGCATTTAATGACGGTGACCTGTTTCTGATAGGCAGTGAAATCGTTGAGGCAACTACAACAGAAACGAGCGTAAACGCCTTACCTGTTGTGCGAGGTGCTAAGGGTACAACACCTGCCGCTCACGATTCCGGCACAGCACTCTATAAGATAGAGGCAGGTGATGATATTCGCCTGACTGGAGGTACTTTACCAAAGGAACCCAATCAGCTGATTGTTCCCGGCAGTGCGGGGACTGCCGAGAGCGTAAGGACGATTACATCTGCAAACGATACCACTCAGACGTTTGTGGTCGATAACCCAGCTAACCCCGGCGATGCGACCGCTGCAGAAATCTCACTCTTCGGAATCACTACCTTTACTATTCGCCATAACATTGCAACATTTTCCAGAGATGCGAGCGGCACATTTGATGGTGCCCACTTAGAGTATCTGTTCCGTGTCGTCCCGGATGCACTGAACCCCACCAACAAATATCCTTTGTGTGGGTCAATCCACGGCGATACGCTCATGAAGGCGTGTCAGGCTGTGGCGGAGCGTAAGTTGGGTGATGATGCGGGCATCTACGAGGCCAAGTTCAAAGAGCGGCTGGCGGCAAGTATAGCGGTCGACCGGGCAGTCAAAGCCACGATGGGAATCTGATATGCCAGGAAAAGCATTTCCACGAGTCCGTAAGGAGTACGGTTCCTATCAGTGGTATCAGTCCCAACTAGGGCGAATGGAGCCCGATGTTGGCGGCGATCCGAACACATGGGAACATGCTGCGATCGAGTTCTTCCACGACATCATCAACCGTGGCGTTCAGCGGGTCTACTATCTTGACGACATGGGTGATGGCATCCTTCACAGGTGGTCATTTCTGCGGTCGCGGTTTGATATTCAGACAACGAAGGGTAAGCAGGACTACCAGCTGCCAGCAGACTGTGGCGGAGTCGTAGGTTGTTTGTCTTACTCGACTTCCGACTCAGGCTACTCTCAAGTCAAGAAGACTTCGGTCGATCAGATTCTGAAGTGGCGGTCCATCAACACGGATGTGTCCGGTTATCCGGAGTGGTTTGCGGAAGAGTTTCAGGACAATGGTGGTCACGCCCATCAGGGCCGGATTCTCATGACTTGGCCCTCGGCAGACTCGTCCTACACCCTCAACGGGACGATGGACATTACGCCTTTGGATATCGACGGCGAGACGCGGGTGTTCGCGTATGGGGGTCGTCCTATGGTGGAAACGTACTTGGCTTCCATGATGGGGTTGATGAATCCCCAGTATGAGGGCTATTATCAGCAGAGGCTCAGGGCATCTATGCAGGCTGATCTCAACAGAAATCAGCCGGAATTCCTGGGCAAAAACTCAAATGAAATGGGCGATACGACGGGTCGGTTTATTGAATTCGATCCGGTCACATACACTTCTGGTTCTTAATTAGGGAGAACACGATGCCTACAGTTGGACTTGAACTCACTTCGGCGCAAACGTACACGGATCAGAATTCTGTTAGTTACGTCATTCACCGACTGCTGAATGATGACAATGGTGATTGCGTCTTTGCGTTCTGCAACACCACGGTAGGGGAGTCTACGGGCCTGCTCCCTGCTACTGAGGACGGCGACGGCACGGATGATCCAAAGCATGAGATCACTGGATTTGCAAAGGGGTGCATCCTCATCGATCAAAGAGACGGTGCCGTCTACAAAAATACCGGGACGAATCTGATTGCCGATTTTGAAGGAAACACGCTTTAATCACACCCCTACACGTTCCCTGTCACAACACCCATAGAGTGGGTGCGTACGTACGGACAGGGCCATCACATTCTGATGTAAAAGGACACCAATCATGGGTGCAAGGAATATCCTGCGTTTGTTCAATGACGCTCTGGCGGGCGAAGACCAGTCAGTGGAGCAACTAACGAGCACGACGACAGAGACGACTCTGAACTCTGTGACGGGAACAATAGAGACTTATCCCAGCAATGCTGCGGCAGGCGCCGTGGCTTCGTTTACGTTCAAGAACGACAAAATTAAGGCGGGGTCATTGGTTCTTGTCTCAGTGGGGAACTACCTCCAGGCGAGAGGCATCTCAGCGATTTCCAACGCAACGGACGCAGTGTTCACAACTACTGGGAATCACAATCTGGCAGTTGGCGATGTCGTTACAGTTATTGGAAGCGTTGGCAATACGGATGCAGACGTAGCAAATGGCAGGCACACGGTGACAGAGATTGTTGACTCCAATGAGTTCAAGGCTGGTGTAAACACCACCGGCAACACTTTTACCCTTGATGATGCGTATGCGAATCCGCCTATCGCTAAGCGAGATGCCGGTGAGGGTTTGGGTGAAGCGTCAGTGAAAGCCAGTCACAGCGAGGAAGGTCAGTGTAAGATTAGCATTTCAAACGACCATGCGTCTCAATCACTAACTGGGTCGGTGCCTGTGCGTTTTATTGTTCTTGATTAGTCCGTAACCGGAATAACCCATGGCAAAAGAAATCACGATGTCTGGAAGACTCGTGTTTGACGACGGGAAGACCTCGGTCACGTTCGATAAGGGCGTGATCCGGGTCGACTCGGCGGGCAAGCGGGTTATTCAAAACGTGCAGACGATCCAGACGACTGCTGAAGATATTGGTCTCGGAGAACCATCGGGCCAGCTTCCCATCGTGCCTGGCGTTGCCATGTTCTTTAACCGGGACCAGACGAATTCGGTTCAGATCAGCAGCCAATCGACCGGCCTGTCTTTTCTCAAACTTCTGCCCGGAGAGTTCGCTGGTCCTCTTCGTCTGGCGGGCGATGCAACCGTGAACGCCGTAGCTCTCGTTGCTCCAGTCGAACTCGAATACATCATTATTGAGGAATAAGCTATGGCAGCGTCTTCAGTTGCAGTAAATAAAACGGGCGGCATCAGCGCGACGGACACAACGATTCCGTTTGACACCGCAGTTCAAAGCGGGGCGCAGGTAGGGGCGCTCATAACTAGCAATGACGAGCAGATGCGAGTAACGGCGAATGACGGGACTAATCTAACCGTCGTTCGCGGAGTTAATGGAACCACGGCAGTTGCTCACGCCGACGACGCTGTGCTGACGGTGCTGAATTACAATCTCGGTAATCTCCGATTGACGATTGTCGGTGCCGAAGACGACGTGGCAGCGTCCCACACTGTGAGCAGTGGCCTTGACGCCATCATTATTCAAGGGCGTGGAGCTGGAGTCAGGATGGCGTTTGCGTCAGGGGCTTTGGGCGATAATGGAGACTACTTTTATATCGGCGGCAACATGCCCGTCTCATTTGCGGTCTCGGATCTGTCTGGCAAGACACTGCATTTCGTAAACGACAGTGGGGACACTGCTTGGAAAGCGGAGATCATGGAAATCCTGAGGGGTCAGGCATAATGAGGTTTCCGCATTTCGTGCCAGGCCAAGCGGGGGACCATCCCCCTAAAGTTGCCGTCTATATGGGGGACGAGGCAACGATTGGCATTCCGCACGACGAATCCTTAGTATCTATCGTCAAGGAAAAGAAGCGTCCTCGGCGGGATGTGAACTTGGTCACTCCCCTTGCGGGCAAGGGCTATTGCTTTGGCAAGTGGAAAGAGAGTCTGAAGCAGGCTCCCATGAAGCGGAGCCATGTCTACGTTTACGACAACAGCAACAACCCCCGCTTCAGTCGCCGCGTAGACAAGTTCTGCGAGAGCCAACTGGACTCATACACGCTCATCAAGGATGAGAACTCAAAGCAGGGTCTGGAGACCATACGCGACTGGGTTCGCGTCGGCAATCGCTGCCGTGCGGTGTATGGGCAAATCTACAACAGCATTGTGGATCACAAGCGTCCTCTGTGCCTGAACATGGAAGACGATGTTGGAATTCCCGACAGAGCATGGGACAAGCTATACACGCAAATCCAGAACGACGAAGTGGGCACGGTAATCGGCCAGTGCAATGATCGTCGTGCCTATACCGACACGGGTATGATTCAATCAATCGCTGTCAACTTCAAGGTGGAAGAGGCTATCGGCCAAGCCGACTCCATCAAGGTGACAACGGTCCCAGCTAAGGTGAGGCAATTTGGCGTAGACAGTATTGGTGCCGGGCATATGGGATTCTGGCTCACGAAGACAGAGGTCATTAGCGAGCTGGGGATGGGGCATCGCGTTGGCGAGCTTCGCGGGAACGACATCAACTGGGGCTTCGCGATCAATCGTGCTGGCTGGAAGTTTGCCATCGACTGGTCGGTTAAGTTGGACCACTACTTTGAAGTCGACGGCAAAGTGCTGAGTGTGTAACGGGGTCACGCCTTTTATGAGAACGGACAGGCTGACCGCATTTTAGGATGATGACATGCGTGACCAGCCAGTTGATATTCCTTTCCCGTTCTCTGGCCTGAACGAGTTTCCGGCTTACGACGACCAAGCTCAGGGTACGTCGGTTGACATGCAGAACGTGGTCCCCGTTGACCCTCGCAGTGGGCGACTCCGGGGTGCTCAGCGACCGGGCATCGAGAAGTTCAACGATTCTGAGGTGGCCGGAACGGCAGCAGTGCAGGACTTGATCCACATCACTGCCCCTCGTTTCGGGGACACCTCAGCTCAGGGTGCAGGCCAGCAGCTCGTGAATCAGCCTAGTGGCGCGGCATGGGGCCTATTGGATTCAGGGGGCAATCGCTATGTGACGGGTGGGAACAGTAGCGATCAGTTTCAGCTTGCTTGCTTTGATTCATTCTCCAACGTCTATATTGCCACAAAGGCGTCGACCACGAGTCTGGAAATCAACATAGACAAGTATGACAAGGACGGAAAGTTTGTAGGGTTTCTGTCTGAGTCAACAACCTTGTCAGGCGATGTGACAGCAACGCAAGAGTTTGTCCGTATCGAGAGTGACGTATTCCCCGCTGCTCCGTTTGCAATCCGCGTTGCGTCTCCCAGCCGGTCAACCGATGAGTGGATGTGGGTCACGGCTAAGTCCACATCAGCAGGTCCAGGTTCGTCAATTAACTTGACCGTCTTACGCGGCGATGACATACCCGACAGCCACTTGACTGGACGTACCAGTGCAGAGGTTCGCTCCCACTCCTCGGGTACGACGGTTTACCTGGCAGATCGGATCAACATTAAATATACGACAACCGCCCTTGGGTCAGACGTGGCGGTCGCGGGGATCAGGGCAACAGGTGCGAGCCTCTTCGTGCTTGTTAATGGTGACATTGACAGTGCCGACCTGTCGGCATACTCCAGTAAGTCTGCCCTGTTCCGGTTCAATACAAGTTCTGGCAAGAGCACTGAGGGCTCGTTCAATACGGGGAGTGGTCTGGCTGCTCAGAATCAGCCAAAAGTCTTGGCGTCTCCTAACAACCAGAGTGCGGTTGGGTCACTTATTGTTACAGCAAGCCAGGTGCTTGGCGACAACAACCGAAAGCACAGGATCAATGGATTGGTCATTGCCGATGGGGCAGTGAGCTGGCTGGCGAGTGACGTTGACGACACAGGCAGTTCCACGACAAGAAGGCTGCTCATCAACTCAATCGATCCAACAACCGGCCTGAATGTCAGGTCGACTACGGGTGTTACAACTCAGATTGATGCTGTCACCGACAGCACCACAGTTACGGCCTCTACGAAATATCAGTTTCCGGAATGGGTGGCCAACGGCGACACAATCAATGTTGGTCTCAGTTCGCATGTAGTCGATTCAATAAACACTGATTACACAGAGGTCACCCTGAATTCTGCTGCCACGATTTCGGCGGGCGAAGTTGTAGTGAAACATACAGGGGGAGACGCAGCCGTTCAGGCCGGGCTCCATCTGAAGTTCAACAGTACCATTGATTCACTGGCTGGCGTAGAAGGGGATCAACTGGCAAATCATTCCTATTCCCTCTACGACATGGTTGAGGGTGGTGACGCAATCTTTGCTTCAGTTCAGCGACTGAATAAAGATTCATCTAGCGAAGAGCGACTGTATGAAAACCATATCTACTCGATTAAGCCAAGGCCGCGTGCCGACGCCACAGCAAACAAAAATCCAGTAGTCAATGGGATCGATCCATCTGAAACAGTGTCGTCAGGCAATACGCTTGCTGGTCGTAATGTCCTTATCAAGAAGGACGACACGAAGGTGAGTCTGCAAATAAATGGCGACCCGAGCGGAAGTACAGTAACGGTGGTTGCAGACACGATCCCCGCATGGGTTCACTTTAACGCGAAGCTGTATAACAGTAGCAGGCAGGAGGAAGCCATCGTGTCATCCGTGGACGGCAATGACATTACCGTAACCAACAGTACGCATATTAGTTCTTGGGCGGATACGGATAGTCTCATCATCCCTAAAAACATCTGCCCTGCTCGATCGCTTGCTTATGACGCGGCATCCGGGCATCTGGCAATGGTCGGTCGGAACCCTATGGGCGTTGGTGATGACGGCAACAGTTCGACCGTGTACTCCCTTGCCGCCTACGATGTGGGGACAAAACCCGCCTTAACGACAGTGGACACTGATTTAGTTCACCGATCACAGCCCTCACAGAACCAGAGCCTGACTGCGACGGTTCAGTGGGACCGGATTGAAGCGTCAGCACGCAAAAAGAACTATCAGTTATCAAGAAATACAACACCCGCCAACATCCCCGGTGACAACGAGTTTGTTTCTGTCGAAATAGAAACGGATGACCTAAACAGCGACGATCTGACGTACAACTGGGCATACAACGCCGATGATACAGACCAGGACTTCTCTCTGGATGTAAACACGATCGGTCAGGATGTTGCCGATATCAACAGGCCAAGAGACGTTCGTCTGATTGCGGTTGCGGGTGGTCTGGTCAAGACAATTGATTCATCTGGCGTTATCAGTGAGGTGGCAGGGCAGGAGACTGGGCCACTGCTGTCTACAGTCAGGCCGCAGCTGTTTTCAGCCATTGGTTATCCCAATGTCTACTTTGCCGATAAGGGAACTGCCCGGTATTACGACACCGAAAGCGGTGAGATGAAGGACTGGGAAGCAGAGGTGGGTAGTGAGAACCCCATTCCCAAGTCGACTTCCGGTGACTTTTGTCGATTGATCGCATCGTGGGGCGGCAGGATTGTCCTGTCGGGCTTAGAGACAGAGCCACAGGCATGGTTCATGTCCAAGATCGATAACCCTAACAACTTCGACTATAGCGAGGGTTTTGAGGACTCGGCAGTTGCCGGTAGTACAATTACGGTCAGCAGTAGCACGAGTCCAGCGGGCAGGACTCCAGACATTGTGAATGCCTTGGTGCCATGGACCAATGACATTCTTTTGTTTGGAATGGATCACACGATTGCGGTCCTGAGCGGAAACCCTGCAGCGGGTGGCAGATTTGATGTCATCAGCGATGTGACGGGAATGGCGTTTGGCAGACCATATGCGTTTCATCCGGATCGCAGCCTTTGGTTCATTGGCTCTAGGGGTGGTCTCTACAGGATGGCATCCCCGAATGCCGTGCCAGAAAGAATTTCACAGACTACAATCGACGAACGCCTGGCGTCGTTGCCCTTAGACTCGACCATTATCACCATGGCGTGGGACGACAGGCTTCAGGGCTTCCTGATTTTCCTGACATCAGTGGAAGGTGGATCGGACGACCAGCATTACTTCTACGACACAAGGACGCAGGGCTTCTTCCCGTGGAAGTTTGCAAATACAAGCCACAGTCCAGCAGTCATCCATGCGTTTGACGGGGACAAGCCTGATGACAGAACAATTCTCATGGGTTGCCCAGACGGGTTCATTCGCAATTTGGATTACGATGGTCCTAGTGATGACGGGACGGCAATATCCTCGCATGTGATGATTGGCCCGATTAAGGGTGAGGCAATTCCTTTGGTGATGACTGGCCTTACAAGCGTGCTGGGTGCGGGTTCATCCAATGTGACATACAGCATTCACCCCGGAGATTCGGCAGAAGAGGCGTCATCTGCGGCAAGCATTGGTGGTGGAACATTCACAAGTGGAAGGAACACTTGGGACCGCAGGAGGACTTCGGGAGCCGCGATATTCATCAAGCTGTCTAATGCGACTCTTGGTGAAACGTGGGCTATCGAAAGACTGACGGCGACATTGCGTACAACAAGTCGCACATTCGAGAAGGCGCACTAATGGCTGGCTTGACTCAGATTGGACAGGTCCCGGGCGGCACCACGCCCCCGATTCGCCGCCTGCTGGATCACCTGATTAACACCCCGGACCTGTGGATTACGGGTGGCACGCTGTCTGTCCAAACGTCAGGAGACCGCATCGGCAAGATTGACCTTAACACAGAGGGTGCGACCGCTGGTCAGGTGCTCACTCTTAATATGGCCAAGGAGCCGAAGTGGCAGGATGTTTCGGGCACAGGCACAGTCACATCAGTGGCGGTCAATGTAAGTGATGGAATCGAACTGGGTGGTGGCACTGACCCAGTTACGATAACCACAATGGGTACTATTAGCCTTGGGTTGGGTACAGTTGGGGTAGCCAATGGGGGAACGGGAGCGACTAGCCTGACGGATGGAGGCGTGCTCCTTGGTAGCGGCACTGGAGCAATCACCGCGATGGGTGTACTGGCTAACGGCGAGATGATTGTTGGCGGCGACTCTGGTGATCCGGTGGCTGAGAGCGGCGACACACTGCGGACGTCGATCGGCTTGGGTATGGACGACGGCGTTACATTTAGCGATGTGACGGTTAGTAGTGCCATTGCGACTGTTGCCTCTTCGGGAGCAAATCAGACAGGCAACTCTTTGACCATATCTGCAGGCCAAGGCACCGGCGATGAGTTAGGCGGCAGCATAATCTTTCAGACCGCACCGGCGGGGGATTCAGGAGAGAGCGTTAACGACCTAGTGACCGCCCTGACCATCAATGCTGCGGGTCTTGTGACGGCAGCGGCAGGCTTTGCTGGCAGCGGGGCAAGCCTGAATAGTCTAAACGGTAGTAACATTTCCACTGGTACAATCGCCAAGGAGAGAGTGGCTACTCTCGATCAAGATACAACTGGAAACGCGGCGACTGCAACTACTGCGGCGACTGCGACAAAGGTAACCGTTACAGACTCAGACGCCGACACAAACTTTCCCGTTCTTTTCCACAATGAGGCAACAGGTGCCATACACGACGACACTGGTGCCCTGCGATACAACCCAAACACCGGAACGTGCCTAGTGCCAATCCTGTCAGCCGGTGCGACGAACGTCACTGGTAGTACCATCACCATGGCCGACTCTGGAGACACTGCTACGTTTACGATCGGAGAGCATGGTGCGCTTACCTTGGAGACTGTAGATGCTGGTGGTTCGGAAGCAGACATCAACATTAACGCAGACGGAGCGGTGGACATTGCCGCGATTGGAATCTCGCTTGACGCGACCAACGATGATCTTGAGCTGAGTTCGTTTACCGGAATCGACATAAGCACCACAACGGGCACGCTGGACATCAACGCTAATGCGATGGACATGGACTTGACCGACTCGTCAAGTATTACCCTCACATCAAGTGAGGCTGGTGAAGACCTGACCATTGAGCAGGTTGGGGGTAACGATTCCTCGATTATTATTCAGGCTGCTGGCACTGGCAGTGACGCGATCAAGCTGAACGCAACCGCAGGTAGTATTGATATCTGCTCCAACGGGAATATAACGCTAGACGCAGACGGCGGCACTGTCGTGACGGGTGACGTTACGATGTATGAGGCGGTGAACGATGGGAATCCGGAACTGCGGATTGGGTCGGCAGATGCAGAGGAAGCACATATCCAAGCGGTGTACGACTCGGGCGCCCAGACGCTGAACCATTTGCTGGTGTCGACGGACACGGCGGATACGGGTGCAAACGCCGGGCTGGTCCGGTTCCACGTCGATGGGGCAGACATTGTCGATATTGACGATGGCGGTCTGAACTTCGCGGCCAACAAAGGAATTTCAATCAACGGGACGAATATTGTTACTGACAGTGGTGGCACCGCGACACTGTCGAACATCGATGCGATTGACGCGACGACGGAGATGACGCTGGAAGTG